GGTTTTACGTTATACCCTAATGGTAACATGACGTCAAGTCCATCTAGTGGTGATGATCCTGCAAATATTACTCCTCCTATAGATATAGCCGATTGGTTATCATCTCAGGTAAATGGAGTTGGTGGTGCATATCAGGTCCAAGCATACTCTTATAACGTAGGAACAAATACTAAAAACAGGCTTGGAGTTACAGGATCTGGTAGTTCTGGTACATGGACTAATACTGGTGATCAATGGCATCGTTTAAATAGTCCGTTCACGATCAGTCTTTTCTCGGAACGAGCCGATTTAGAGAGGGATATTCAAATAGTAATTAAAGAGTATTCGGGAACATTGGGCACAGGTAACACTGTGTTTGGACCTCATACTATAAAATTAGCTGCGGGAACGAGTGATTAACTTATGAATGAAACTATAAAGAAAACTCCTGAAGAAAGAGTTGATTACGACTACGATTATTCTAGAGCCACTTATTATGAATTAATTGATAAAGGGCGTGAGTCATTAGATCTAATGATCGAAGTGGCACGAGAGTCGGAACATCCAAGAGCATTTGAAGTGCTCTCGGGATTAATCAAAAATATTTCTGATGTCAACGACAAATTAATGGATCTAAATAAGAAACATAAAGAAATTATTAAAGAAGATAAACCTGATCAGAAATTGATCACAAACAATAATGTGTTTCTTGGAAGCACAACTGATCTACAAAGATTATTAAAGAATGATGAAAAGGTGATTGAATCAGATGCCACAAGCAATACGAATGTCGAATGATACATATCAATATAACCACCTAGTAAAAAAAGACGGTGTAGTTCAAGAATGGACTAAGGATGAAGTAGTAGAGTATGCGAAATGTATGTCAAATCCTGCGTATTTTGCTGAGACCTATGTCAAAGTTATTTCGTTGGACAGGGGTCTTGTTCCTTTCAATCTTTACCCCTATCAAAAAAGTATGTTCAATCACTTTAACAACAATCGTTTTAATATTGTACTTGCTTGCCGACAATCTGGTAAATCAATTTCGTCTGTCGCCTATCTTCTCTGGTACGCAATCTTCAACCCCGAAAAAACAATCGCAGTTCTCGCAAACAAAGGTTCCACTTCGAGAGAAATGCTCGGGCGTATTACTCTCATGCTTGAAAATCTTCCATTCTTTTTACAGCCTGGTTGTAAGACTCTCAATAAGGGCAGTATCGATTTTTCTAATAATTCTAGGATTGTTGCTGCTTCTACCAGCGGGTCTTCTATTCGTGGTATGTCTGTCAATTTGCTCTATCTCGATGAGTTTGCTTTTGTTGAGCGAGCATCTGAATTTTACACTTCCACCTATCCTGTTGTCTCTGCCGGTAAAGATACGAAAGTTATCATCACATCTACGGCAAATGGTATCGGGAATATTTTCCACAAAATCTGGGAAGGTGCGAATCAAGGAGTAAACGAATACGTTCCATTCAGAGTTGACTGGTATGACGTGCCTGGTCGTGACGAGAAATGGAAAGCAGAAACTATTGCTAACACTAGTCTACTCCAATTCGACCAAGAATTTGGAAACACTTTCTTTGGTACAGGCGATACTTTAATTAACGCCCAAACACTTATGCAATTACGCGCCAAACAACCTAAGTCATATCGAGAAAATGGCGATCTTCTCATATACGAAGAGACTGTAGCCGAACATGAATATGTCATGACGGTAGACGTATCAAAAGGAAGAGGACAGGACTATTCTACATTTACTATAATCGACATTAGCGTGAAACCTTTTCAGCAGGTGGCTGTGTATCGCTGTAACACTATCTCGCCTTTGCTCTTTCCTAATATTATCTATAAGTATGCGAAAGTCTACAACGAAGCTTATGTTGTTATAGAAGCAAATGATCAAGGTTCACTGGTATGTAATGGTTTGTATCAGGATTTAGAATATGAAAACATGCATGTTGAGTCCGTCACCAAAAACAAAATGGGTATTGAAATAACTAGAAAGACTAAACGAATTGGTTGTTCTGGTATTAAAGACTTATTAGAAGAAGGTAAATTAGAAATACATGATGAGAATACTATCATGGAAATATCAACCTTTATTGCTAAGGGTGTTTCATATGAGGCTAGTGATAACAACCACGACGATTTAATGATGAACTTGGTTATGTTTGGTTACTTCGCTACAGGTACTTACTTTAATGATATAACAGATATCAATATGAAAGAGATGTTATTTAATCAGAAAATGCAAGAGATTGATGATGATCTTGTGCCGTTTGGTTTTCACGATGATGGCAGTGACCTGATAGATCTATTAGAATCACAAGAAGAGATGAAAGATAAAGGTTGGTCAATACCCTTTGAGTCGGAATGGTAATGCAGAATTTTCAGATAATTTATCCATTGAAGAATACCGATATAGAATCTATTTTAAATATTTACAACAGATTTCCCGTTAGAATTATACAACAAGAACACGAATTGTTTTATGTTGAAAAACGAGAAGTTGAAAATGAAAATGTATGTGTAAGACTAGACGCTTGGGTTCAGAAAAAATACCGTTTAAAAAATAAATCACATCACTTTTTAAGACTTGATAAATGGTCGTGGATAAAAAGTCATAGACCACAATCACCCAGAACAATTATTACGATGCTTGAAAAATCAGAGGATCTAGTTGGCGGTCATATGTTATTGACGGATAAACATTATGATCTACCACAATTAACTAAGGATCATGAAATCATTGGTGATAGTATGCATCGTAGTACAGTGGTTCCTAGTACTCCAAAATTAGATATTGGTGCTAGTCTGAGTTACACACCAGAAGCATTGCCTGCAATGACTCAGGTAGAGCAGGGCCATCAAATAGTCTTAGTCAGTCAATATGTTAAGAATTCATAATACATAAATAAAAGCATTGAGAACTTTTCCGTATTATGTAACTCTTATTCATGTTAACGAAAAAAGGACACGACTATGGCATTTTCACCATCAGAGTCTCCAGCAGTCACAATCAGAGAAGTTGACTTATCAGGTATTGTGCCTGCGGTTACTTCTTCTACTGGTGCAATTGTTGGCGATTTCAATTGGGGCCCAACCAATCAACCTATTCTAATCGGAAACGAAGCAGAATTGGTTTCAAACTTTGGATCCCCCACACTCGTAATTGACAGCAGCAACGTCGATTTTCTATCAGCTTCCAGCTTTCTAAAATACTCTGGTTCATTATATGTCACTCGTGGATTAGACGCAGCAGCAAAAAATGCTGTTGACTCTGCATCTTCTGTAGGCAATTCACCAGTAGTAGAAGGTCTATCTAGTTGGAACTCTCAAAAATCTGGATTTATGGCAAGCGGAAGTAACCGTCTTGTTGCCAAATATCCAGGTGAAGTTGGGAATTCCTTAGCAATCTCTATCTGCCCTTGGTCAGGTGTTATTGCAGATGGTGGTACTTCTGTTGATGCAGAGGGGCAAGATAGTGCATTCAATGCATGGGCTTATAAATCATTCTTTGACGATGCTCCTGGCACCTCTTCTCACGTATCTGCACGAAGCGCAGACAGTGCAACTGCACATGATGAAATTCATGTTGTCGTACTTGATGAGGGCGGTAAATTTTCAGGTACGCCTGGAACAGTTTTAGAAACATGGCCTTTCCTTTCGTTAGCAACCGATGCAAAAACTCCAGATGGTTCAAGTAATTTCGCACTAGATGTGTTGAATTCTAAATCAGCATTTATCTGGGCTTCTGCAATCGACAGCTCCGGTAAACCTACCAACGTATTATCTGCAAGTTTTGCAAACGATACTGTTACAGACCAAGATGTTCGTACTCAATCATTTAATGGTGGCAATCAAGCCTCTGGTGGATTATCTAAAGACGAATATCTGGTTGGATTTGATCAGTATGAAGACGTAGATACCATTCAAGTAGATTTTCTAATCGCACCTAGTTTGGGTAGCGAAGCAGATCAGAAAGCTATAATTGTTGATCTAGAAAGTACGGCTAGAGGTCTACGTAAAGATTGTGTTGTTGTAGCATCTCCTGCAAGAGAACATGTTGTCAATGTACAAAATCCACAGACTATTGTAACCAATACCACTACTTTTGCTAAGACGTTACCCTCATCATCATACTTGATAATGGACAACAACTTCTTGAAAGTTTATGATAAGTATAGTGATGAGTATGTTTTCATTCCGGCTGCTAGTTCTACGGCTGGTCTGATGGCTGCAACAGACGGTAATGCTGCACCTTGGTATTCACCTGCGGGTAATCGTCGTGGTCAATACTTCGGAGTATCTTCACTTGCGTATAATGCAACCAAATCACAACGAGACAGTTTATACAAAGCGGGTATTAACCCTGTTGTAAATCTGCCTGGTCAAGGCGTATTACTCTTTGGAGATAAGACTAAACTAGGTCGTCCTTCAGCGTTTGATCGTATCAATGTTCGTAGACTGTTTTTAGTCATGGAACGTGCAATCAAATCTGCTGCTCAAAACGTAATGTTTGAATTCAATGATGAGTTTACCAGAGCAGAGTTCGTTAACATCGTTGAACCTTTCTTAAGAGAGATTAAAGGCAGACGAGGGATCACTGATTTCAGAGTTGTTTGTGATGAAACAAACAATACTGGGCAAGTGATTGATAACAACCAATTTGTCGCTGACATCTATGTTAAACCAGCACGTTCTATCAACTACGTAACCTTGAGTTTCGTAGCAGTTCGTACAGGTGTTGACTTTGATGAAGTGGTAGGTTTGGCTTAAGACCACAAGGAGAAATAACAAATGGCAATTTTAGGAGTCGATGACTTTAAATCAAAACTGCGAGGTGGTGGTGCTAGACCAAATCTGTTCAAAGCAACCATTAACTTTCCTGCGTATGCCGCTGGAGATGTTGAATTAACATCTTTCATGTGTCGTGCAGCGCAGTTACCCGCTTCAACAGTTGAGGCATTACCGGTACCATTCAGAGGCAGAATTCTGAATGTCGCGGGTGATAGAACCTTCGAACCTTGGGCAGTAACTATCTTAAATGATACTGGTTTTGAGGTTCGTGATTCTATGGAACGTTGGATGAATGGCATTAATGGTCACTCAGCCAACACCGGTATCACCAATCCTGTTGATTATCAAACGGATCTTATCATTGATCAATTGGATCGTGATGAGTCTGTTATCAAACGTTATAACATACGTGGTGCTTTTCCAACATCTGTTGGTGATATTGCATTAACGTATGACAATGGTGGTGAAGTTGAAACGTTCGAAGTATCGTTCACTTACCAGTATTGGGAGTCAAATACTACTAGTTAATAGTAGACTAAATAACAGGGTGTCTACGGGCACCCTTGTTATTATTATTAGGAAAAAGTATGGCAGACAACGATAACGCATTTCTCAAATTATTTGGATTTGAACTGAAACGAACAAAGAAAGTCGAGAGCAAAATGCTTCCTTCTATTGTTCCTCCTACTGACGATGACGCCGCTGGTTACATTAGTACTGGTGCTGGTGCATATGGTCAGTATATTAATATGGATGGTGATCAATCCAAAGATAATGCACAACTTATAATGCGTTATCGTGGTGTTGCTATGAATCCTGAAGTAGATATGGCTATTGATGAAATTGTTAGCGAATCTATCGTTGCTTCAGAGTTAGAATCTTCGGTAGAATTGAAATTAGATGAGATCGAAGCACCTAAGAAAATTAAAGATCAGATTCAAGAAGAGTTTGATAATATTATTTCACTTATTAAGTTTAACGATTTAGGCCATGATATTTTTAGATCGTGGTATATTGATGGACGAATTGTTCATCATCTTCTAGTCAACGAGGCTAACACTAAAGCGGGTATTCAAGAGATACGACACATTGACTCAGCTAAGATCCGTAAGGTTCGTGAAGTCAAGTACAAAAAGGATCCTAAGACTGGCGTTAAAATCGTAGATAATATCGAAGAATACTACATCTATGAAGAAAAACCTGGCAGCAACACCGTTCAAGGTGTTAAAATGTCCACTGATGCGATTAGTTATGTAACTTCTGGTTTACTAGACGAGACTAAAAAGAAAGTTGTATCACACTTACACAAAGCATTAAAGCCTATCAATCAGTTGCGAATGATGGAAGACTCGTTGGTCATCTATCGTTTAGCACGAGCACCCGAAAGACGTATCTTTTATATTGATGTTGGTAACTTACCTCGTGGTAAGGCCGATCAATACATGAAAGATATCATGACTAAGTATCGTAACAAACTTGTCTATGATGCGTCTACTGGGCAGATCAAAGATGATCGAAAGCACATGTCTATGCTTGAAGACTTCTGGTTACCGAGACGAGAAAACGGTCGTGGTACAGAAATTTCTACACTTCCTGGTGGTGACAATCTGGGTCAAATCGATGATATCATTTATTTTCAAAAGAGATTATATCGTAGTTTGAATGTACCTGTCAATAGGTTGGAACAAGAGGCCCAGTTTTCTTTGGGTCGTTCAACAGAAATCTCACGAGACGAAGTAAAGTTTCAGAAGTTTATTGACAGGCTTCGTCGTAGGTTTGGAAGTGTATTTCTAGGCATTCTCAAGAAGCAGTTGATCCTTAAAGGTATCATCACTGCTCAAGATTGGGAAGAATGGAAAGATGATATCTACGTTGACTATATCAAAGACAATCATTTCTCTGAGTTAAAAGATCAAGAAATTCTTCAGAGTCGTATTGGTTTAATGAACGAAGTCACTCAGTATGTGGGTGAATACTTCAGTAAAGATTGGGTCATGCGAAATATTCTTATGTTTTCTGATGATGACATTGAAAAAATGCAGAAAGATATTGACAAAGAGATTTCGGCTGGTGATATTCCAGATCCTGAAGAAGTAGCAGCTGCTGAAGCTGAAGCAAAGAACGCGCCTCCTGAGCCTACACCAGTGCAGGTGGTAGAGCCTAAGAGTGAAACTGAGCGTCAGAAAGATGCAGAAGACGCTAAGAAGAAAAAGGAAAAGAAAGAAGAAGCATATATACCTACAGGTGAAGATGAGTTGATGGAAGAAATGACTAGGTTTATGAGCAAGTTGAATGAGCAAAATTAATCCCGTTGTAACCGCTGCTTTTGGTATAGCACATACACAAAAACAGATAGGAGACTTAGAAAATCGTATTATAGATATGATTGAACAAGTGCAAACTCTTAAAGGAGAAAAGGGTGACAAAGGAGATATTGGTGAACGAGGACCAGCAGGAGGACCACCAGGACCTCAGGGACCAATCGGTCCTTCAGGCGGTGAAAAAGGTGAACAGGGAATTCAAGGTCTTGATGGCGCTCCTGGCAAGGATGGACCAAGAGGAGAAATAGGTCCTAGAGGGTTAAAGGGCGAAAAGGGCAATACAGGTATCGCAGGTAGGCCTGGAAAAATTGGTGCAAAAGGCGATAAAGGAGTCAAAGGTGATAAGGGAGATAGAGGTCCTACCGGAGAGCGTGGAGAAATTGGTCCGAAAGGCGAAAGAGGTAGTAGGGGCGAAAAAGGAGATGTTGGTGCGACTGGTCCAGCAGGACAAGATGGAAAAGACGCTCCCGATTATAGAGAAAGATTCGAAGAAGCTCTAACACAATTTAACACTAAACTTACTGAGAACACCAGCACCGTAAACAAGAACGTTGAACGCACTCTTGCTAATGTTCAGAAATCATTAT